CGGTGGTCCAAGCTCTACACCTGCTATACCTTCTCCGCCAGAAAAAGCTGCACTAGCGTTTACTCTTTGTAAAATAGCTGCAACTTTGGTCTGCATAGTACTAAAACTTCTACCTAGAATAAACTGACCATAGGTTGGGTCGTTTACAAAAGTAATAAAGTCTTTTGAAGTTGCTATGTCCTTAATTATACGAACTGATTTTGATAAGTTTACACTAAATACAAAATCTTTTGGAAAGCGTCAAGTAGTAGCTTGTGATCAGCTAGGGTCAGATTAATATCTGATACTTTTAATGTCTGGTAAGATACATCAATTACGTGATAGTCATCATTAGAAGGTACTTTAAAGTCCTTTTTAATAATGTCTAGCAAATGGGCTACTACTTTATCTGCTCTCATGTGTAATCCGCTATATATAGTTCAAGCACTCTACGAATATGAATAGGTAAGGCGGAACTAGTAATGTATTCAATCTGCACAGCATTTGTGCCTGGTGCTTTAGTCGAGTGAATACTAGAATCATTCTTACGGTAGTAAGTAATTAAGTCAAATACAGCTAGTTTTAAGTCTTCAGGTATTGCGGCGAACCCGGCAGTGTATGTAACCTTTAATGCGTTAACACCTTCTGGAAAAATCCCATTGGTGCACACGATTTCATCTCTACGTTTATCGTGTACGAAGTCAGTGTAAGCTGTATAAGTAGCTCCGTAATCAGAGCTTGATTCTACGCTATTTACAGATAAGATAGGGTATTCTTCAGTAATAATGTTACTGAAACCGCCACTATGAATCTCTACTTTTGGAGTGCTAGCATAGTCGATAAAAGTTCTGCGGCATAGGTTTTTAACGTATGCACTGATCTTGACTATAAGGAGCTCAATATCAGCATCTTCTTTTGGGTTAGCGATCCCTGCATACGCTTTATATTCGGCTAAAGTTACTAAGGGAAGTCCCATGTTTGTTCTCCTTTTAACAAGGCTATTGAGGCCTTGTTAAAAGGATCTGGTTGAAACCAGATCCTTAATTTAAATTACACTACCCAACGGAAAGCGGATACTGCACCGCCTAGGTTAGTAGTAACTTGTTGTAGACCAGTACGTAGACTAGCTACCATTACCTTACGTTGTGTTTCAACTAGGTCTTGTGTATCAAAACGCATACCACGTTGGTTACCTACTAGGAAGTTACCATTGTGATAAACTAGAGCGCCTACGTTAGTAGCAGCACCAGTAGAACCAGAAGCCTTAGCTGGTAGTTCAGCACTTACGATAACTGGAGTGTTACCAATAGCACCGATTTGACCAGTTAGTAGAGTAGCCTTATCGCCGATCTTATCTACTGTCTGGAATAGCGTGTCTTCTAATAGATCGTAGTAAACGTCTGTAGAAACTACATACACTAGTTCTGATGGAGATAGACCCCATGCACCTAGGTCCTTACGTAGAGCAATCATGTTAGCAACGGTTGCCTTATTAGCAACTGGTGACGTAACAGCTGATACTGTGTCGAACATAGCTAGACCCTTAACTGGATCAGCACCTGAACCTACGCCTACTAGGAATGCCTTATCAACGGACTTAGCAACACGGCGAATCATAGCGTCACGGATGATAGGAGTTAGCACTAATAGGCTATCTTCTTCTTCTTCGTAAGCTAGGTATTCACTAGTAGCTAGTTTGTACGCGTTGATAGTTAGTTCTTTTAGTTGATGGGTTTGAGCCGCACCAGCTGAAGCAGAGGTACCGAACTGTGCGTTCGTTACCCATGTACCATAACCAGCTTCTGGGTTGATAGGTAGGGTCATTACGTTAGTAGCCATCTGAATCTGACGTAGCGTAGGAGCTACTACTAGACGACGACGTACTTCGTTTTCCATGTTTAGGGATACTTCTGTTTCCCATGTTTGACTTGCTTGGTGAGGACCAGCCTTTTCGATCACTGAGCGGCCATACTTGGTTGCTTCAATGCTCTTACCGCTCATCTTACTTAGTAGGAAAGCTGTTTCACGTTCTGTATAAGTAGAACCTGCGCCATCTTGACCAAACTTCATCTTTGATTCTTGGATAGCCTTTAGTTCGCTAGCCTTTTGAGCTAGTTCAGCTTCTAGACCAGCTAGAACATTTTTGCTAGCTTCGGTAGCGTCGTTGATACGCTTTTCAACTTCAGCTAGTAGCTTTTCTGCACCGGATTGACCTGAGCTTACAGAAGCAGCTACAGCTGCCTTTACGCGAGCTTCAATTTCAGCATCAGCATCGGCCTTAGCCTTAGCAGCTGCAGCAGCTTCGGCATCAGCCTTAGCCTTAGTTGCCAGTGCATCGGCAGCAGCTTGTTTAGCAGCAGCAGCTACCATAGCCTTGATTTCGTCTTCATTCATATTAAATTCCTTTTTAGGGTTTGTGCTATCCACTTCCGTTGAGGAGTCGAGCCCTTTAGCTGACGAGCTTTCGGGTGTGAATTGCTTTTTAAAATCGTTATACGCTTGTTCGCTATCAAATGCTTTTGATAAACTAAACAGCGTGTTAGGGTTACAAGGGACAGCTACTGCACTGATTTCAGTAAGCTCTAGCTCTTTTACCACAAATACATCTGTAATGTGATCGTAAGCAGCGTCTAGAACTCTGAAACCAATACTGAAGGCGGTAACTACACCGTCTTTAATTAGTCCAAAATAATGTTCTGCTGCAGGGGAGATTCTGGCCTTAATCCACAGGCCCTTTTCGTCAATTCTATGCTCTTCCATTCTACCGATCGGCTTTGAATGGTCATGTTGCGCTAGAATAACTGGATTCTTTAGGTAATTTTCGATGCCCTTAGCCCACACATGAGCAGGAACAACGTCATTAGCTCTATCGATATCTACAGTAGAAGCGTATCCGCTAATAAAAACTGGGCCTTCGGCCGAATCTTCTTTTAGGAATACGCTATCAAGGTGTAGAATCTTATCTTTGGCAAACGCCTTAGTTTTCATAAGAGTCCTTAGTTGTCTTCTTCGTCTGGTGCTGCTGTCGGCTTTTTACCGGCAGGACGCCCGCCTTCAGAAGGGTTAGCAGCGGACCCAGCAATATTTGCAGGTACTCTGATTTCATCCTGTCCTGCGATAGGCTTGAAGCGTAACTCTGCACGTGCTTCATTAGGGGTAATAACGCCACCATTTACTAGACCAGTATGGAAGGCTCCTAATTCTCTTAGTTCAGGCTGTAATGCTGAAACTGTTGTTGTAATAGCTTCAATGTCGTAACCAAAGTAGCGTTCTAATGCTGATACGTACTTACGTACGATTGGCAATACTGTTTCTAAGTAGAACAGGCGCATGTTTGGAGAAATATTGGCTTGATTGCCGCCATCTAGTAGTACTGGAGGTACTCCTAGACTCTTTAATATTTTTACATCGTGTGTTTTGATAGATACGTCAAAGTCCATTTCTTTGAAGTTTGTTTCAAAGATTTTAACTGGCTTTAACCCGCTATCTAGAATCATTGGCCGTCTAGCACCATTTTTGGGACTAAACTTTTGAAGCCAATGCGATATGGTCTTTTCTTTAGCAATGTTACTAAGAGTATTTTCGGAACTAAACACAAGACCAGGGATCGCATTGTTATCAAAGAATTGTTGCTGGAATTTCTGCATCGAGTACAGAATTTCAATGTTGCGTTCCGCAGACTTCAATCTAGAAGTGCCACGGTAAATTGACGTTGAACTTGAATCTTTGATATGAATTACTTCATCTGCTTTGAAGGTCGTTTCACCATACTTATACCCTTTTACAAAGGTTAATGGATCTGAAAGGACTTCTACTGACTTAGCAGGTAGGTGGTATAAGAACGCACCGTCGTAATACATGAAACCGTTACCTTCTAAAATAAAGTCTAGGAACACTGCGGTTCTTAAATCCTGAATAGATTGGTAAGGGTTAGGTCTGAAATTTAGTAGCTGATGTACAGCTTTTTGTCTTAGTGTAGGAGCTACGCTATCAGGGAGCTTATCCTTAACATCGTACTCTAAAGATGCGCAAGCGTTAACAATCATATTAACGCCGCGATTTACTGATTCTAATTTATCGAAGGCTTGTAAGTAAGTAATCTTTTGATCACTGCCTTGATCACCTTGCTCTCTATTAATCTCTACTTGCGCAGGATTAAGCTTGGTTCTGATATTGTTCCAAAATCCCATTATTCGTCCTTATGTAAAGGCTCCAAATAACGAAGTCTTAGGTGCTACATACGTACCATCGAACTTGGACTTTTGAACTTCTACCCATTTGCTTTGTTTATCCGCCGTACTTAGTGGAGGAGCTTTTCCGTACACACTGTGAAGTTTTACATGATGCGGATTACATAAGGTATAAACTGCATCGTATAACTCGTAACGGTGTTCCTGAATAAACTCGTCTCTAATAGCTAAAACTAGCTCGTCAGTCGAAAGATCATAGCCTTTTTCTTTTGCCCACTTATTTAGTAGCAGGGTAAGAGAGTGCGTGTGATGCAATTCTAATTCTTCACTAGTGCCACAAATGTAGCAGTGAGCCTGTTTGTTATAGGCTGCTTTAGCCCCATCCCGGATGTGCTTGACCGGTATACGTTTATTAGTGTTAACTGCCATTATTTTTCTTATGCAATTTTCGTGATGTTCAAATTATAACCTAGTAAACGTGTGAGGTCAAGCTCATTTTTGCGGAGGGATATTTTTACGTTACAAACGAGTACACGCAGTACCTGATGGCATCTGCCATATGTGAATGCTTGTCGTGTACTGGACGCTCTTTCTGTAAGCTATCCTTAGGGTCCCATCTGTATTGGTCTAGACAAGCTAGAACGTTAGTACAGTGTGGGGCTACACGTAGTTTTCCTTGTTCAATGATATTCTGAACTTTGGCAATACCTGGTAGTACGTCCTTTTTAGCTTTGGCAGTAGCAATATCGTACTCATAAGCTAAGTCGGCACTAAATTGGGCTGCTGCACTATCTACGAAAACTGTGTCTACCTCCCATTTTTCCAGAAGAGGTTTTATAGTTTCTACGTGTACAGCTGTAGTAAGTCCTTCTTCTTGGTACTCGTCTACAATCCAATACAAATCTGTAATCGGATGGTACATTATAACTACCATAGCAGTAGGGTCTTTATAGCCTGGGTCTAGACCTGCTAATGGTTCTGCCTTATCTTCGGGTGCATAATCCTGTACATGAGTAGGGTCAAAGTTGAAAATCTGTCCTTGGAAGCTAGTGAATGAAGCCATGTATTCTTGTTCGAATTCGGCTTTAGACATACTCTTTCTGGCTTCTGCTACGTCCTTTTCAGACATACGATGATTTTCAGTATAGTCTGCTTGTAGTGAGCACCATTCTGGGTACTCGTCAGAAAGTCCGCGATCAAAGAACTTTGAGAACCAATTCATTCTACCACGAGGAGTAGAAATGAATACAGCTTTAGCACCTGGCTTATCTAGGGTCGGACGTAATTGAATGTTGAAGGCTTCTTCGCCATGTTCAGAAATAGCTGCTTCGTCAAACAGAATTAGGTCATAAGAACGACCTAGTACAGAGTCTACAGTACCAACGGAACCCATACGTACTGTGGAGCCATTTGCTAATTCAATAACCTTATCTTTTAAGTTGTCACGGGTTACTTCTAGGTCGAACTGTTTAATTAGTGTTCTTTGTAGTTCGAACGAAATACTAGATAGAGAATAGTTAGGGGAAATAATAAGTACGTTACTGCCTGGTACTAGTACTACAAGTTGTGCTACAATATTACAAATGTAGGTCTTACCAAGACGACGTGACAAAGCTGCGCAAATAAAACGGTAAGCCGGATTATTTAACGCATTAATTAGTGCTGTTTGAGGGCGATTGATTTGTTCCCATGCATTAGAAGGAAGTCCTGTGTCAGGGTCCTTAGCAGGTAATAGCTTCAGATACGGTTTAATAGGTAGCTTAATGAACCTAGTAGACTGTGGGTACTCTGTAAGCGTATCTGGGCTAATGTCGGGTCTAGAGATAAATAGCATTAGACTGTTCTTCCTTCACCCATTAGGGCGTGTAGTAGTTTTTCGTATGAACTTCCACCACCCTCGGCATTATTGTTAATCTGAACATTTAATTGATTCTTAATGTTCTTTTCTTTCAGTTCTTCTAACTTAATCTGGGCGTTAATGTGGTCCATTGTCATTTTATGTGACAATGCCATTAATTCTGTAATATCTTTGCTGCTACCAACGTCAGCTTCTTCCATTTCTTGGAACTTCTTAGTAAGCAAAGCATCCATTGCAGCACGGGCTTTAAACCTGTTGTTAAAACCTACGTTAATAAAGACTTCATCAATATAAGCCTTAACTTCACGACGCGACAATATCTCAGCTACAAGCTGAGTAGGAATGTCGCATAATCTTGCTGTTTCTTTAATGTCTTGGTACTGAAGATAAGTATTAGCTACTTCTAGTGCTTCAGGTGCTATTGTTAAAACTTCTGCAGGGGTTCTAGCTGGCAGATTCTTAGTAGTACTCATTATTATTCTCCGAAAATCTCATTCCCCTTAGTCTATCACGTACCCTAAAAAATGTCAAGCCAAAAAATAAGCCTCCTAAAGAGGAGGCTTATTTATCTTAGTTCACGCGTGTGTTAGCGGCTGCTTGAGTACCACTAGCTGCCATGGTTCCACTATTGAAAATAGTTTGACCTTGACGTACCATTTGAATATCATTAGCTAGATTACTAATTAGAGCATTTTGTTGCACTAATAGTTGTAATTGTTGCTGTTGTTGATATTGC